GCTAAAAACATATCATTATTACAGATTTTCGAAGATGAGTGGTATTTCAAAGAGGAAATCGTCAAATCCATAATCAAATCGAAATTAGGAATAATATCGAATAAAATACATGCAAGAAATACAGTTTTCACCGCGGTGTCACCCAAAATAGCAAAGGGGTTTTTAGATGAAAATCATATTCAGGGATTCATAAATGGTAAACATTTTGGTCTTTATTTTAAAGATGAATTAGTGTCGATAATGACAATAGGTAAATGTCGATATTATGATGGTATAGAATTACTAAGATTTGCAAATAAGATAGACTTAACTGTTGTTGGTGGGTTTTCGAAACTTTTGAAAAACGTCAAATCCAATCTAAAAATAGAAAAAATGAAAACATATGCTGATCTCAGATATTCCAATGGCGATTTATATAAAAAATTCGGCACCCTTATCAAAGAGACGAAACCTGGTTTCTTTTGGACAACTTCAAATTCAATAGAAAGAATTTCTCGTTATAAAACACAAAAACATAAATTAGAGAAATTCCTAAAAAACAAATATGATGTTAACTTGACAGAAAATGAGAATATGATATCAGCAGGATTTCATAAAATATATGATTCCGGGAATCTATTGTTCGAAATATAAGAAATTGACAGGAATATAATTTCATGTTATTATAACTTTTTATGAAACAAATTCAAATGAAACTGAAATCTGTTAATACACATGTCCTTGATCAAGTCTTAAATCAAGTCTGGAATCAAGTCTCGAATCAAGTCTATGCTCAAGTCTCGAATCAAGTCTCGGATCAAGTCTCGGATCAAGTCGGGCGTCAAGTCTATGCTCAAGTCGGGAATCAAGTCACGAATCAAGTCAGGAATCAAGTCACGAATCAAGTCAAGACTCTACATCAATGAAACTCAAATCAGTCAAGAATCAAGTCAGGATTCAAGTCAGGGATCAAGTCTCGGCTCAAGTCTGGCGTCAAGTCTATGCTCAAGTCTATGATCAAGTCTGGGATCAAGTCTGGCATCAAGTCAGTCATCAAGTCAGTCATCAAGTCAGGGTTCAAGTCAGGGATCAAGTCAGGACTATACATCGATGAAACTCAAATCAGTCAGGCATTCAGTCTATGATCAAGTCTTGGATCAAGTCTGGCATCAAGTCTGGGGTCAAGTCGAGGCTCAAGTCAGGGATCAAGTCTGGCGTCAAGTCGAGGCTCAAGTCTGGATTCAAGTCTGGCGTCAAGTCGAGGCTCAAGTCGGGCATCAAGTCAGGACTATACATTGATGAAATCACAAAACCCGCGATCAGCGGGTTTTTTTATTATCTAAATATTCAATGTCGCATAAAGGAGATTATATTCTATGGCTTCATTGGATAGAAAACCCACAAATACAAGTTTACTTCAACCTACCAAGTTTCAGTTGACATTTGCCAGAACACCAAATATGACATATTTCTGTCAAGTTGCAAATCTGCCTGGATTATCGTTGAATGAAGTACCGAGAAATACTCCATTTGTCGATATCTATGTACCTGGTGAAAAAGTACAATACGATACACTAAACGTCACTTTTCTTGTCGATGAAGATATGAATGGTTGGTTTGAAATTCATGACTGGATTCGTGGTTTGACATTTCCAACTGATTTCAATGAGTATAAAACACTTGTTTCCGAAAAAGTTCCATTTGGCGCACAATATTCAGATTGTATAATGACAATCAATACAAACTCAAACATACCCAATAGAAGAATAAAGTTTGTCGATTGCTTTCCTACAACACTATCTTCTGTCATATTTTCAGCGCAAGATAGCGCAGAACAGACAATGACAGCAGATGCAACATTCAGATTTTCTTATTTCAATGTAGAAAAAATATCATAATATAGTTGACATTTTTCCTTTATTATGATAATATAATGTTATTTCTCTGTTGATTGGACTACATCATGTATGATTTAGAAAATCTTATCGAAATGTGGATGAAAGATTCCGTTGTTGATGAAACGGAACTCGGCCGTGAAGCTACAAGAATATCCAAGCTTCATTCTACATATTTAAAGATTCTTTCGTTGAACAGTGTTCGCGTCAAGAAAATTGAAAACGACTATAAAAAAATGCGATCTATTCGCGCTCGTTATTATGACGGAAAACTGACTGAGGAAGAATTGAAAGAATATGGTTGGGAACAATATCCCTATAATCATAGACTAAACTCTCAAAAAGAAAATCTTCTTGAAGGCGACACCATTCTTGTCGATATTTCAGCAAAAAAAGTATATCATGAGGAAATCGTCAACTTTTGCACCGCTGTATTAAAAGAACTCAATAATAGAACATGGCAAGTTAAAAGCGCCATCGACTGGCACAGGTTTACTCAAGGTGGATAACATCTTTATATCTAAAGTCAATGAAGCATATGTAAAAATAGAATGTTCGGACGAAGGCATTTATCATGAGTTGTCCGAATATTTTACTTTTGAAGTGCCTGGAGCAAGATTTTCACCACAGTATCGAGCTAAACTTTGGAATGGTCGAATCTATCTTTTTTCTAAACGCGACCATCAAATCTATCGCGGACTATTGACTGAAATAAATAAATTTGCGAAAGAACGCAACTATACTATAACATATGATGATGAAATCTTAGCGACAACTTCATTTTCAATAGAAGAAGCTAAAGATTTCATAAAGACACTAAATCTACCCTTTGAACCACGTGATTATCAAATGGATGGTTTTATTCATGCTATACGGAATAAACGCAATCTTATTGTTTCTCCTACTGCTTCAGGTAAGTCTCTTATTTCTTATCTTTTATGCCGCTTTCTATACAACAATGGTCGTATTCTTATTTTGGTGCCGACTACTAGCTTGGTTGAGCAGTTGTACTCTGATTTTAATGATTATTCTAGGAATAATGGCTTTTCTGTAGATCAAAATGTCCATCGAATCTATGCTGGGCACGAAAAAACATCGAATAAAGCAATAACAATATCAACCTGGCAAAGCCTCTATACTCTACCTAAACAATATTTTGAGCAATATGATTATGTGATAGGAGATGAATGTCATTTATTCAAAGCTAAATCGTTGATTGCCATAATGACAAATCTGATAAACGCAAAGATTCGTATTGGTATGACTGGAACTCTAGATGGCACAAAAACACATAAACTTGTATTAGAAGGTTTATTTGGTTCAGTCAGAAAAGTCATTTCCACAAAAGAATTGATAGACAGAAAACAGTTAGCTGATTTCAGAATAAAATGTCTTATACTAAAACATAACAAAGAAAACTGTTATAAGTATAAAGAAAGCACATATATAGAAGAAATAAAATATTTGATAGGCAATCAAGCAAGAAATCGATTTATTCGAAATCTTGCTTTATCTCTTGAAGAAAATACACTTGTATTATTTCAGTTTGTTGAGGATCATGGTAAAATTCTTTATGAAATGATTAAGGAAAAAGGTAAAACCAATGATCGAAAGATTTACTTTGTTTATGGGGGAACTGAAACGGAAGATAGGGAAAAAATCAGACTCCTTTGTGAACAGGAATCAGGAGTTATTATTGTTGCTTCTTTTGGTGTGTTTTCCACTGGCGTTAATATTAGGAATCTTCATAATATTATCTTTGCTTCACCTTCTAAATCCAGAATAAGAAGTCTTCAATCGATTGGGCGTGGCCTTAGAACAAATGAAAATAAAACAATAGCAACATTATATGATATCGCAGATGATTTAAGAACAGGTAAAAAGGAAAATTTTACATTAAAACATTTTCTGGAAAGGATAAAGATTTATAACGATGAAAGATTTTCGTATAAACTTTATAACATAGACTTAGAATGAATGGTGTATATTACATAAGATTGAAGAATGGTGATCAGATTGTCTCTAAAATGGAAACATCTGATGATAAAATCATAATGGATCATCCATTGGAAATACATATGTTTTCAAATATCCAGTCTGGAAAACCAATGGTAAATCTATTGGAATGGATTACTGAGCCTTTTGTTACTACTCAGATATTTGAACTTTCTATGAATGAAGTATTAATCACTGTTCCAGCATCGGAAGAACTTATCAATTTCTATGAAAACACAATCAAAAGAATAGTAATATTTAGGGAAAATAAGAAAGTGATGAATGATGATTTTGATTCACTAGAGAGTTTAGATGAACCACAACACAGATCAAGGAATTCAAAGAAGTATTTAAATTAATACTTGCAAAAGCAACACAGTTATTATACAGAGGTTTTATTAGTATGTCAAGTAAAAAAGTGTTACAT